GACTTTGAATTATATAATAACTAAATGTAAAAAAAAAGTACCTCTGGCTGAACTGGCTAAGAGCACTTGACTGTTAAGCTAAGGATAGAAGGTTCGAGTCCTTCCTTGTCCGCAATGCTCTTATGGTGTAATTGGATAGCACAAAAGATTTCTAATCTTTTAGTCAGGGTTCGAATCCTTGTAGGAGCTCAGAGTAATATAAGGTCTGTGTGGTGTAATGGTCAGCACATCTCACTGTCTATGAGAAGGAGGAGTTCGAATCTCACATGGACCGCAAAATGGGGTTATAGTTTAACTGGCTAAAACGGTAGGTTTGCAACCTGCAGTACTAAGTTCGAGTCTTAGTAGCTCCACTAAATGCAGAGTTGGTGTTAATGGTAACATGAGAGCCTTCCAAGCTCAGGATGAGAGTTCGAATCTCTTGCTCTGCTCTAATAGAGATATAGTTCAATGGATAGAACAGTTGACTACGGATCAATAGATGAGGGTTCGAATCCTTCTATCTCTACTAATGATGCTGTAGCAAAGGGGATATGCTTCACACTTTTAATGTGACGACGTAGGTTCGATTCCTACCAGCATCACTTATAAGGCTCTATAGTTTAAGTGGCAAAATAGATGATTTGTAACCATCAGTTCTCTCTTCGATTGAGAGTGGAGCCTCAACTGTCTCCTTAGTTTAGTTGGTTTAAAACATCTGGTTTACATCCAGAAGATCAATGGTTCGACTCCATTAGGAGATACTTTTTAAAAATAATTTATATTTTATTTGGTAATTACAATTATTTGTTTTATTATTGCAGTATGAAAAAGATAAATACATTTTTATATAGTTATAGTTGGTCGCTATGTTTCTTTAGAAACTTAGACAGGACTTCTATACCTATATAAATGTAAATATTTATACTAAAGTTATTATAGAACCCTGTCTTGAAAAAGTCAGGGTTTTTTATTTTATGTACCTCTAGTCCAATTGGCAGAGACATCAGGTTTAAGCCCTGTATAGTCTGAGTTCGAGTCTCAGGGGGTACACTAAATGCCAGAGTGGTTAATGCAAATTGGCACAGCTACTAGTCTTAGAAACTAGACCTTTGACAGTTCGAATCTGTCCTCTGGTACTAAATATGGAAAGTAAAGCAGATACATAGGAGTGTCGGGCAGTCTTGAAAACTGTATAGCCATAATGGAGCTTGGGGGTCGGGTCCTCTGCTTTCCGCAACTGGGTAGGTATGCAAATTGGTGAAGCAAGTGGTCTGTAAAACCATGACGTAAGATACATTGGGAGTTCAAATCTCTCCCTACCCACAAAATATGCAGGTACTCATTTGGTGTGATAAGCAGTCTCCAAAACTGTGATTTGTTGGTTCAAATCCAGCTACCTGTGCTAATGGAGAAGTGGTGTAGGTGGTTATTGCACGAAGGTCTGAAAAACCTTAGGCACAAGTTCAACTCTTGTCTTCTCCACTATTTTATAATGAGAGTATGTCTGAATGGCTTAAGTGCTTGGTTGCAACCCAAGATATGTAGGTTCGAATCCTACTACTCTCTCTCTCCATGGAAGATTAACCTGCAAGGTGTAGGAGCTGTCTGCTAAACATGCTGTTCATTAATTTGAATATGGTTCGAGTCCATAATCTTCCGCCACTTTCCTTAAAATCTAATTTAAAATATTAATTTTTCTAAAAAAATATGTTAAAAAATTTGGATTTTTCAAAATCTTACCATATCTTAGCTGCAGAATTAGAATTAAATAAATTTAAAAATATAAAAAGCAATTGTTAATGAAACAGAATCAGCAAGAACCAAAACAAAAGAAAAATTCAGTATCAGAACGAATTAAAGATATTGAAAAATTAATTATTCCCAGAGGACACGCTCTAATTGAAATTATTGATCCATACAAGGAATCAGGATCAAATCTTATTTTACCAGACGGTGTAGATGTTACTGATATGAGTTATTTTAAAGTAATAAAAGTAGGTGATGAAGATTTTTTCAAAAATTTAGATACACCAGAAGCAAAAGAAAAACTTCAAGAATTAGAGTACTCCACAAAGAAAGGTAATATTATTATTACACTTAAACCTACCAGAACACCTATACTAACTCATAAAAATAAAGAATACTTAGTAGTTCATACATCAGCTATTGAATGTCAAGTAGAACCAGATAATTTTAGTGATAAGCAAATAGGAACCAGTTTGTTAAATTAAGTAAAGAGAGGGTTAATCCCTCTTTTTACTTTAAATTTGTTATTATGAAAAATAAAAGAGTAATTAATAAAATAGTTGGATGTATTAATAATATTTATAAAAAATACAATTCATCTAATTGTGATAATTTTAAATTAATATGGCTGGATAATAAAAATTCTAAATTTAGAATATTAGGAATGAAATTAATATATACATATCCTGATAATAAACAATTAAATTTAATTTCTAAAACTATAGAAATACCCTTAAAAAAATCATTTAAAGATAATGAAGAATTATTTTATGATACTTGTTTAAATGAACTAATTAGATATATGTTATTTGCTAAAGATAATGATAATTTAGTAAATAGTTATAATGAACCTATAGTTATAAAGTCAATACAAACATTAATAAAAGAAAAGAAAAATGAGCAAAATAAAAGTACCAATAAAGAATCTAAGTAAGAAAGAATTTGATGAAGCTTATGATGATATGTTAGCTTCTTACAAAGATAAGGGTTTTAATAAGTATCCTTTACCAACTAAAGAAGACATATTAAACTCTATGATAAATAGTGGAGAGATAAGCCCTGTTAAATATATAGAACTTAAAGATTAAATTATGGAAAACAAGATGCTTGGTGTGTAGAAGAAAAATTATATATAAAAAATAATTAATTATGGCAAAGTATAAATGTAATAATATAGAATGTAGTGAGTTTGATAAAGTTGTAACAGCTAATACTCACATAGTCTATAAAAAGGAAGGATCAATAGATAAAACTGCTCCATGTCCTGAATGTGGTAAAATAAGAGAAATGGTTGTAGATGGTATTTCTACTACATTTTTAGCTAAAGGTAATCCAAATTTAAACAGGAAATAATTATGATTTACATTAGTAGGGATAAAGCTAAGGAAGTATTACCTGTATTTCCTAATTTATTTTTAAGTAAAATTGGTGATACTTTAGAAATTAAAACTTATGTATATGTAGGTGAACATTATGTATTATTAAATAAAAATGTTGAATGGAAAAATTATATTGATTATGTAGATTTTATGAAGTTTACTGATTCAATACAGGTTGAAGTTAATAAATTAAAAAAGAATTTTAGATTATCTGAATTTTTAAAAAGAAAAGATTTAGACAGATCTTCAATTTATAAAATTATAAAATAATGAAACTACTAATTAAAGTAAATAATGAATTAGATTTCTTTAAAAAGGTTTTAATGGTATTATCTGATACAAGACCAATATCATTACTTAGACCTAGAGAAAGAGAACTTCTGGCTCATCTTTTATATTATAATAATAAATATAAAGATAGAGATTTAGAAGAAAGAATAAAACTAGTATTTCATAAATCAACTAGAATTGATATTTGTGAAGCTATGAATATTGATGGTCAGACTTTTTATAACAATAAAAGTCAATTAAAAAATAAAGGTATATTATCTAATGGATATTTATCAAAATTTTTTATAAATTTGTATTATAAAAATAACTTTGAAATTAGTTTTATATTAACAGATGGAAGAGATTGAACAAAAAATGATGATAACAAATTCTGTAATTTATAGTCAATTAGTTACACAAGATATTGATTTATTTTTAGATATTAAAAAAGAATTTGAAGAGGGTTTTAGTGCTTATAAAGAAACTGGAGATATATCATTAATTAATACATTAGATTATAGTAGTGATAATAATGATTTTAAACTTACTGCTGTTTCATGGAAAAAATTCATTTTAAATTAATATTATGATAAAAACAAGTAAATTAGATCAAATCCAATTGTTTTTAGAAAACAATAGAGGATACCTCAAATGGGGAAAAGATAAATTAGCAAAAAAATTAAATTGTAAACCTGGTGATATAATAGAAGTAAGAAGAAAGATATATAATGGAGATAAGGTTAATTTTATACATTTACCAAACATATTAATACTTGATATTGAAACAGCTCCTTTAAAAGCTTTTGTTTGGAGTAGATGGAATCAGAATGTTTATTTAGATCAAACTATTAGTGAATGGTATATGCTAACTTGGAGTGCAAAGTGGTTGGGTGACGATAAAGTAATGTCAGCAAGATTGACAGGTGAAGAATCTTTAAAAGAAAATGACGAAAGAATTGTAAAAGAATTATGGGATCTTATTAATGATGCAGATATTGTTATAGCTCATAATGGAGATAAGTTTGATATACCTAAAATTAATAGTCGGTTTATAATAAATAATCTTCCTCCAACAAGTTTTTATCAACAAATAGATACTAAAAAGGTAGCAGCAAAACAGTTTGGTTTTAGTAGTAATAAACTGGATGCTTTAGCTACCTATTTTAATATACCTAATAAGATTAAAACAGATATGGAACTTTGGGTAGATTGTGTTAATGGATCTGATGAAGCTCTTAAAAAAATGGAGATTTATAATATTGAAGATGTTAATATTTTAGAAAAAGTTTATTTAAGATTAAGAGGATATATTAAAAATCATCCTAATGTAACTTTATATGATGATGTTTCAGATCCTAATAGATGCCCAACATGTGGAAGTAGCAAAAAACAAGAAGAAGATTATTATTATACAACTGTAGGACAATTTCAAGTTTACAGATGTTTATCTTGTGGAGCTTTATATAGGTCAAGAAAAGCTGTTAAAAGAGGTGTTGTAACTGCTAATTTAAGTTTAGGAAGATAATATGCACAGTATAGAAATGCAAGAAGAAATAAGAAAGATTTCTTCAAAATATAATATAAAAAAAGAACAGGTCAAGGAACTGATTTATTTAATGTTCAAATTTGTACGAGAAGTAATTCGAAGTGCAGATAGATACAAAGGATATTTTCCTGTAGTCAGATTAATGGGTATAGGAATATTCTTTGTATCAAATTCACGTAAAGAAAAAATAAAAAAAAAGATTCAAAATGACAAAAATAAAACTTTACATATTAAATGAAGAAATTAAACGTCCTTATGAATATGAAGGACAATTAATACCTATGATTGGAGATAAGATTGATATACCTCAACGTGGGATTATTAGAATTGTTGAAAGAATATTTGAAGTAGATAGACCTCATAAACTAATATTAATAGGTAAAAAGATAAAATAATGGAAAGTTTATTAGGAAATTATTCTGAGGGAAGTAATTTTTGGAAATTATACCCAACGTTTAAGAAACCAAAATTATATGAGGATTTGTATAAAAATGATAAGTCAAAAGGTAAATCTAAGTCTAGTAAGATAATGTGGAGCTTAATATTTATGTTTGATAAAACTGCTGTGAATCCTTATAAAAATATGCAATCTGATGAAAGACTTGAGGTTATTAATGAAGATATATTGCAAGATGGTAATTTTGATTGGGAACCTTATTTAGAATTATTAGAGTTTTCAAAGAAATTATTTATGACAGAAATTGAACGTTCCTATTATTCTTATTTAGAAAAGATGGAAGAGAGGCGTAAACTTATAGAAGATACGGAATATACCTTACAGAATGCAGAAACTCTAGATAAGATGATTAAAGGAACAGAAGCTGTCAGAAAAGAATTAGAAAATTTGGAAAAACTTGTAAATTTACAAGAATCAAATACAAAAACAAAAGGAGATATTATTGAATCAGCTGGTGAAAAAGGTTTAATTTAATGGAATTTATAAAGATTAATAATAGAAAGAATTTTTTATTATCAGAAGTACCTGTTATAAATCCATATTCTCGTAAATATACTACTTGGTGGAAAGAGGATAAAAAAAGGTGTATTGAAGGTTTATGGTCTGTTGATGATGAAAATATTAATTTAGATATTAAAGAAGTAACTCCTGATGAAAATATTAAAAGTAATAAATGGAGATGGATACCACCTAATACGTACTTTTATGTAAATCATGGTCATATTTATAAAAATATTAAAGGCACAACTTCTGGAGCAAAACGTATAGGACGACCTGATTTAGATGATATTGAATGGGAGTTTGGGTATAATTGGATTGAAGCTCGTGGTTTTAGTGGATTTGAGTTTGACGATAGATTTTCTTGTAATAGGTTTTTATTGGAAAAAGATTACACAAATGAGGATCTATTAAGACGTTGTATGGACGAAAATGGAGAAATTATAGATTTATTGTGGAGTAATTATTTTAGATCTAATGGTGAGCGTAAGGAGTATGTTCCTGCAAGGGAATATTTAAGAAGATATTTTAATAAACCTATGGGAAGACCTATTTATGGGAATATTCCTAAAAATTTGATGATACTTGGAACCAGAGATGGAGGTAAAAGTTACTTAGTTGCTAACCAAACTATTTTACATGAATTAATATTTGATGGTCTAAGGTATTATGACAAAGCAAATCCTTTACAAAATTCTTCTGCTGAAATTGTAGTAGGAGCTAGTATATCAGATAAATCAAGAGATTTACTCTCTAAAGTTAAACTTTCTATGGATGAATTACCTGGTGGATGGAAGAAAGGAACTTCAGAAGAAATTAGATCTCCTTATTTTAAACATATGTCTGGTAGTTTAACTCCTAATAAAGAATGGTATCATATGTATAGAAAGAAAGTTGGTGGTGATTGGAAAGATGTTGGTACTAATTCTAAAATTAAACATAGAATATTTACTACAGAAAATCCTGAAGCTGCTGCAGGTGGTAGACCTGGTACTATAGTTGTAGAAGAAGTAGGTTTAGTTGGTAATATATTAAGTATTCATGCATCTAATGATGCTGCTCAAAATGATGGTGGTGAGAAGTTTGGTAGTTCTTTATATATAGGTACAGCTGGTAATATGGAAAAAATTATTGAAGCTGAATTAATATTTAATGATCCTAAAGGATTTGATTTTTTAGAATTTAATAATGATTGGGAAGATGGTGGTAAAATATGTTGGTTTATACCAGCTACCTATATGGCAAGAAAATTTAAAGATGGTAATGGTAATACAATTGTAGAAAGTGCTTTAAAACATTTTGAAAAAAGAAGAAAAAATAAAAAGAAAGCTGCTTCTAAAAAAGCACTAGATGGTGAATTAATGAATTATCCTTTAAAACCATCAGAAATGTTTATTAGTAAATCAAATAGTAAATTCAATATACACGATACTAAAGTAAGAATAAAAGATTTATTAAGCGGTAATAATAATGAATTAAAATTATCATTAAAAGGTTATTATGAAATTGATGGTGAAAGTGGTGTACCTAAATTTCGAATTGATAAGAATGCGAGACCTGTTACAGAATTTCCTTTAAAAAAGGGTAGTGGTAGTATTGAAGGATGTATTGAAATATTTGAAACACCTATTAAAAATGCAGAAGGTTTTGTACCATCTAATATATATGCTGCTGCATTAGACCCTGTTGATGATGATGATAATAATAAAGTATCTAGTTCATTACAATCTACTTTTATAATTAACTTATTAACAGATAGAATTGTGGCAGAATATACAGGAAGAACCAAATTTGCAAAAGATTATTATGAACAGGTTAGAAGAATGTTAATAGATTATAATGCAACTTTACTTTATGAAAATCAAAAGAAAGGTGTTTTTACTCATTTTGATCAAAAAAATTCATTATATCTTTTAGAAGATACACCACATGCTTTAAGAGATATTGATTTACAAAAAGGTTCTTCTGTAGGTAATAAAGGAAAAGGTATTTATGCAACAGATAAAATTAATTACTGGGGGCAACAAGATTTATTACCAGCTTATTTAGACAAACAAGCTTATAATAGAGAACCTGGTGTTACTAATATACAAATATTTAAATCTTTAGGTGCTCTTCGAGAAATGTTATTTTATGATGGTAAAATAAATACAGATAGAATATCAAGTTTAGGTTTATTAATGATATCACGAGAATTAAAATTAAAACATAAAACAGATATTAATAAGAAGAGAAAAAGACTTTCAGATGATCCTTTTTTTAATAGACATAATGATGTTATGCGAAATAGAAGAATACCTTTTTTAGATGAATATGGTAAAATAATCAATTAAAAGTTATATAGAAAAAAAATTTTATTAGAAAAATTCTAATATATTAGTTAAATTTACAAAAAATATTATGTTATGATATATTCTATAAATTCGGGAGTACCTCAAGTATTTCCTTCTCAAAAAAAGACTGATGCTCAAAAGACAGATAGTTGGATGAAAAATTGTGTTGATGCTGGTGTTGAACTTGTTAATTGGGAAAATAATTCTGATTTAAGAAAAAGTAAAAAGGAGATGGTTACTCTATATAACCTTGTTAATGGTATTATAGATCCTTCAGATAAGAAAAAAATAACTAATCCTTTAAATTTACAAGGCTATGACTTTCCAGGAACTGCTCAAACATATCCTTTAATTACTCCTTTATTAAGTGTATTAACAGGTGAAGAAAGAAATAGAGTACACAATTTTAGTGTATCTGTCGTTAATCACGATGCTGTTAGTGAAAAGCAAGAAAAACTTCGACAACAATTAGATGCTTTCCTAATAGGTGAGGTACAAAATTCACAAAAGAGTGAAGAAGAAATACAAAAAGAATTAGAAAAACTTGGTAATTGGGCTAATTATACTTATAGAGATATTCGTGAAAGAATGGGATATCAATTATTAAGTTATTTAAGACAGCATTTAGATTTAGATTTTCAATTTAATACTGGTTTTGAAAATTTATTAACTGTTGGAGAACAAATTTATGTTGCAGATATTGTAGGTGGTGAACCTATTATAAGAAAAGGAAATCCTTTAAATTTTACTTTTGTAAGATCAAGTGATTCACCTTATCCTGAAGAGTCTGACATGATTATAGAAGATGGGTATTTAAATGTTGGTCAAGTTATTGATGAATATTATGATGTTCTTAAAGAAAAAGATATTAAAAGATTAGAACAAGGTAGTACAGCAAATAAAAATTTAAAAAGTTCTTTATTTACTCATCAAAACTTAAGTCCTGAATTTTCTGTTGATGATCTTATTGCTAATTCAGGAGATGATGATTCAATTTTATCAACACCAAACATATTTGGTACTTATATTTTATCTAGCGGATTTGATGAAAATGGTAGAATTCGTAGAACAAGAGTTTTATGGAAATCTATGAGAAAGATAGGTATTGTAAAATTTACTGACGAAAATGGTGATTTGGTTAGAGCTTTAGTACCAGAACAATATGAACCAGATAAAGAAAGAGGTGAAGAAGTTAATTGGCATTGGATATCAGAATGGTGGGAAGGAACTAAACTGGCTAATGATATTTATGTAAAAATGCAACCAAGACCTATACAATTTAGAGAAATGACAAATTTATCTAAGTGTCATCCTGGAATTGTTGGTATAATTAATAATGTTAATAGTTCAAAAGTAACATCCTTTGTATCTGCATTAAAACCTTTACAATATCTCTATGATGAATTTACTTATAGAATGCAAACATTATTTATGACATCGTATGGTACTATTGCAACATTAGATATATCACAAGTACCTGATGGATGGGATATGGATAAATGGTTATATTATGCTATTACTTATAAATGGGCTGTTAAAGATCCAATGAAAGAAGGTGCTGAAGGTGCAGCAAGAGGAAAATTAGCAGGAAATATGAATCAAGGACCAAATACTTATGATTTAAGTCAGGGTAATTTAATTCAACAAAACTTACACATGATGGAGTATATTGAAGATAGAGCTAATGAGGTAGCTGGTATTACTCCACAAAGAAAAGGAAGTATTTCAAATAGAGAGACTGTTGGTGGCGCAGAAAGAGCTGTAGTTCAAAGTTCTCATAGAACAGAGAAATGGTTTAGTCTACATGATCATGTTAAATTAAGAGTGTATAAGGTTTTAATAGAAACTGCTAAAGCTGCTTGGAAAGAACAATCTTTTAAAAGAAAATTCTTTATGGATGATATGACAGAAGCTTTATTAGAATTTGATGGTCAGACATTTAATGAAGCTGAATATGGTATAATGGTAAATAATGCTACACAAGATACTAAACTTAAAAATCTTCTTGAAAGTAGTATGCAAGTATTACTTCAAAACAATGTTTCTGTATCTAGTATTATTGATATTTATAGAACTGGTGATCTTTCTACAATGCAGCGTAAAATTGAACAAAAAGAACAAGAAATTGCTCAAAGAGAAGCTGAACAAAATGAAGCAGCATTAAAACAAAGAGATAGAGAAGCTCAGTTAAAAGCTCAATCAGAACAAGCTGAAAGAGATTTAAAAGATAAAATGAATATTAGAGATAATCAAACTAAATTAATAACGTCTAATCCAGAAAATTTAGATGAAGAAAAATTAGAATTAGATATAAAAGAACATAATGATAAAATGGAGAAAGAAAAAAGAAAATTAGATTTGGAGAAAGAAAAATTAAATGAGACAGTAAGACATAATAAGGTAACAGAAAAGAAACAGAATGTTAAAAAATAGTTATAGAGAAATTAAAAAGTTACCTAATAATTTGGAATTAAACTAATAGAATAATAATTTTATAAAAAATTTAGATTATGGCAAAAAAGGAATTTTCAGAACAGCAAAATGATGATTTAGGGATTTCATTAGAAATGATAGATGATGAAACTCTGGAATTAGATTCTACTTTTGATGAATTAGGAGAGGAAGGTGTAGAGAATACACCAGAACAATCTAATGAGAATGTAGAAAATAATGAAGATAATAATAATCCTGATGCAGATGATAATTTTGATGTTGATATCAACGCAGAATTTGCAAAAATGGAAGAAGATAATAAAAAGATATTAAATAATAATGATGAGAAGAATACTTCAGAAGGGCTATCCTCAACTGAGAAAAAAAGTAAAGATGAAGGTGAATCAGATGATAATGGTACTAATAAAGATGATGCTAATAAAGATGCTGATTCTGGTTCCTTGACGATTGCTTTTGCAAAAACTCTCAGTGAGATGGATAGTCTTTCTGATTTTAATGAAGAAGATTATCAAAAAACTGTAG